TTGGGTGTTAATCTCTGCTAAAATTGTTAAACTTTCCCCTAATATTGCGCAGACACCTCTTATCTTTGGTGCAAAAAGAACGATTGCAGCAGCACCAATTTCTTTAATTAAAAGGGTAAACTATTATCTTCTTTAGGTGCTTCTTCTAACTTACCTAATCCCCAAACTACCTTACCATTGCCCATATAAGTTTTAGGTGCTTTAGCATCTCTTTCCTCTTTAGACTGGCTTAAAGTGATTGAAACATTATTACCAAACTTATCGTTCTTGTCATCTACGATAATAGATAGGTTTAAATACTTGTCTTTGATTAATTTTGTTCTGTCAATTTTTGTTACATCAATAGATGCGTTGATAATTGTTGCCATTTTATTTTTTTTAAAGGTTTATAATTCTTGTTCCTAATCTTGCCTGTATTTCGGCATCGTAATTTTGAAGCCATTCTCGGCATTGTTCTACTCTTTCAATAATCTCTTGCTCTTTGTCTAAATCTCTTTTAAACTCATAGCTTACCCAGCGTTCAAAGTCTTCTAAATGTGAATAGCTTACTTTAGTGCCAAAATTAGCTGCTGCAGGAGTATCGCCTAAATAATAGAATAATGTAGCAAACTCTTTATTACACAAAAAAAGGTAACCCCTCAATTGCCACTCGTAATTTGTATCAAGTTCTAAAGCTGAATCCAATAATGTTTTTCTATTCCAAGAACACTTGGTATCAATAATAGAATTTTCAAGGATAACATCGGGAGTTCCTACTAACCATTCGTTAGAATAAATATCTTCGTTTTTATAGGCTTTAATACCACCGTATAAAACTTTGGATGCAAACTCTATTGCTTCATCTTCTAATAAGATACCTTTGGTTAAATACTTGGATGTAAGTTCTTCCTTATCTCCAGCATACCATTCTTTAAGATAAGTTATGCAAGTTTGCGACAATTCGCCTGGCTTCTTTGACTTGCTCATTAGTTTCCCCAATGATGAAGGTCTTGCTTTAAAGTATTTCATAAGGACTAATAGTTAATAATCTGTAAGTTTCTCCATCCATAGAATAGCGTTCTTCAATAGCAGTTAAATTCTTTGCATCCTTTAAGTAGCCTGCTCTACACTTATCAAATAATGGTGTACCTACTTTTAAAATTGGCTTTAGTTTTTCCTCGACCATCTTAACTGCATCGTGCATATTTGTAGCATCAGCATCTTTGGTATCATCCAGGAGAAATAACGCTGAAAGTGCATACTTTCGAGAATATGAACTTGAACTACCGAACGACTGGCTAATATCCATACCTTTGCGGTTTGGGTCTATTCCAGCAGAAGCACAAGATTCATATCTTTGACCTTGTTTGTCTATTAATAAGACCGCACTTTCACAATAAATAATATTTGCTTTTTCTTGAATGTTATCCGATATTATCATCGTACACTCGTACTTAAGTAATAAAGGTTTTAACGCTTCCAAAATATCTTCCGTAGAACGATACTTGTATTTCCCAAAGGAATTGAATTGATTTTTAGGTGCTTTTAGCTCCGATTGAATTTTTAATAGTGACATAGTTTTCTTGTTTTGGTTTTTAAAGATACTAATTATTTTATTAAATTAAGGTAATTATTTTTAATTATTTGCTTCGATAAATGTAGCTCGTAATCGTTTGTAATCCTTTGTATTTCAGCTTCTTTAACTCTATTAATAAGATACATAGCCTGGACTGATTTGCAGTAGTTACCATCTTCTAATGTTTGCCTATAAAGCCTTTTTAACTTATCCAACTTACTTTCCTTCGGCGGATTATTAATGAATTTGTGTACGGTTATAATGCTCATTTCTCGTTGGTTATTTCTATTGTTTTAATATAATCACCATTTTCATTATCTATTGCGTTTATTGCTATTTCTTCAGTTTTATATTCAACACCTAGCATTATACCATCTATATCGCGATATACATTTACCCAAACACTTTTAGGTTTAAATACTTCAACTAAATTAAATTCTGGACTACAATTATTTTTACCATCTAAATCCCATTTACCTTCCCACCATTCGCTATCACCTTGAATTGCTCCAAATATATTATTTTCGAATATTGCTAATAGTTTAACTTTTAAACCATCTCTTGTAGCATATTTTTTATTTAAGTCTATCATATTATCGTGGTCTACAAATATCATACAATGTATTAGCAAAAGTAGATTGACAAGCTAACACTGGTTGCTTTAAGATTGCTAAAATCAATTCCTCGTAGTTCTCGTTAATAAACTCCTCTACATCCTGTGTAAAGTAGATAGGATTTTCTGCCTGTTCCATACTTGTAGGGTCTAACTCAATTTTAACTTGACCTCTTGAAATATCGTAGTTTTCTAATACCCAAAAGCGTAGGTCTGCTTGTTTAAATCTGTGGTGGTAAATAATAAAACCATCTGTGTATTCGGTGTAATAGGTGTTTTGATAGTCTATTTCAACTACATTAATATCTTCGATAATTGGATTTTTTAACTTCTTCATTTTTTTCGGGTTATGGTTAAACAATTTTTGGTTAATTCTTTGCAAGAGTAAGTCTTGCCGTTATAAGTTTTGTAATACGATAGTAAGGCTCGTATTCGGTTGCCTTCTCGTTTGTCTACTTGCATAGTCTCCCCTATGCCCAGCGACTTAATTTGTAGTGCTTGTTGTTTTTGGTAAATCATCTAATAATTGTAAGGCTCGTTTAAATACTTGAATTCTTGCGTGTACTTGTCTTGACTTGTAAGGGTCTTTTTGTACACTTGGTAACTGATTAGTTAGCTTGTTAATTGCATCTTTTAAGCCTTGCTCAAATGATGGTTCTTGTGAGTAGTTTATCATTTCTTTTGTTTTGGTTCAACAAATATCTTAATTAAGATTATAAATGCAAACATTATTTTACTAAAAGCTATAAATAAATCATAACTCGCTGATAATCAAATAGAATAATTTTAAAGTTTTTTTAGGATAAGGTAAACAACGATACCAATACCCAAGATTAAGAGTAAAGTGTTATTACCTTTTGGTTTTTCTTCTTGAATCGTGGTTTTATCCACCTTTATAGCCTTGTTTTCTTTCTTATCGATTTTAAGGCTCTGTAAGCGCTTACGCTCCTTAATGTGTCTCTTTATATGGATTGCCTTTAGTTTGTGCTTGTAATCGCCTCTAATAGCTTCTAAAGGTGTAACTTGATGGTTTACTAATGTGTCAAAAATATAAGCTATTTCTTCGGTTGTTTCAATATCGCTTGAATCGGTAGCCAATTCTACCTTTTGAACAATAGTTACAACGGAATCCACCTTTGTAGTTTCTACCAGCTTTTTAGACTTGCAAGAAGAAGATAGTAAAATTACTACCATTAAAACAATTATGCTTTTGGACTCCATAATTTAATAAGTTTCTTTTGTCTTTCTAAACGGCAGTCTGCCTTGCATTTTGAGCAATATACTTTAGTGCCTGAAGATATGTATTCAGCTTTACAGCACTCGGAAATAGTCAAAGGGTTTACCTGCTCTATTTCGGTTATAACTTCTATATTTAAGTCTTCTTTTATTTCTTTTGATTTCTTTGCCATAATTTAAACTAACATTAAGTTCCTTTCGCAAAGATAACCAAAAAAGAGTAATATTTCTACTTACCGCTTTCATACTCTATCTCCCTATTTAAACACTCAATAGCTTTCTTTAAGTCCTGGACCAATAAATCTTTTTTACCTGCTCTTAAAATATACTTAATTGCGTTACCCTTCATAAAAGACAAATTGTAAGCATTTGCAATATCAATTACATCCACAGGAACTCCTTTAATTTCTACTTTGTAGTATTTAGGTTTTGTAACTATATCAGCTATATCCGAACCTGTTAAATCAATAGGTTTTAAGCAGTGCTTCTCAGTGCAGTTGGGACAAATTGTATCGCATTCGCAATTTTCAATTTTATTTATTTCTCCAATTGTTTTCATTTTGTTTTTCTTTTAGTTTTTCTTTATTGGTTTCGGTTATTAATTCTCTGCGTACTATTTCTATTTCTTTGTATAATTCTTTTAATTTCTCAACTAACATCTCCCTCTTGGTCATAATCTAAAAAGTCTAATCGTGTTTCAATCATTTTAATTAACCTTGCTTGTGTCAAGGTTTTGTAACTTGGGAATAAAAGTAAACTTTTTTCCTCTAATTCAAAAAGAAAATAAACAAAGAATTTAAGTTCCTCTAAAATCTCGCCATCAGTTACATCAAATATTTCTTCTTCTTTATTCTCCATATAAAACACCGTTATAAACACATTTATAATCAATTATTGCGTGAGGTTGAGCAAAGAATAATACCTTGTCGCCATCTATCTTAAAAGTAACCTCTAAAAAGCCTTGACACCAATCAGCTATTCTTCCTGTTGGTAGATACTCGACTGCTTCCATTAACCTGGTACATCCTACTTCAAACCAAGCATTAATATTATGCCTATTTCTTATGTATCGCATTCCAAGCCTGTGAGAGTGTCCTGTGCATCCACTTCCCCAATATTCAATAATGTTTTTCTCACTTGCATTCTTTGTTAAAGATAAGCCGTGAGTAATATCAAAAATATCAAAGTAATTAAATACATCCGTAGGGTCGTAAACCATATCATTCTCCGCCAGGTGTAGCATTTCTTCAAACTTGGTACTTTCAAAGTGTTTATAAAGGATGGCTAATCTTGCTAATTGACCTTTAGATAATAAAAAAGGCTTTGTAACTCTTTCGTCGTGATTGCCAGTTCTTATAGTAATCTTTGCATCAGTTGAAAGTCTTAAAGGCTTTAGGATTTGTTCTTCTGTGTATTTAAACTCTTCTACTTCACTGTATCCATTAAGAATACCATCTAAATAAAGTTTATTAGTATGTTTAGAAACAAAAGGTAAATCTACTATATCTCCGTTGATACAAACTTCATCAAATTTATTGTGTTGTAGAATGTTATTGATTACCCTTAAACATTTAAGGTCAGCTAACCAACCGTGAGGGTCAGAGAATACAAATAATTTATAGGTTTTTTTATCCGTTAGCTTTTTTAACTGGTATTGGTTATACTCAGTTTCTGATAGTCTTGGTCTGTACATAAAGTTTTTTTCTCGAAAGTAGTTATTATTTATCTATTATTCAAAGACTTATGATTTATAGTAGTCATATAACCTCCAATAGCAATTAAAGCTGATAAAAATAATTTAAAGCCTGTGTTAAAACACCATACAAAGTTATCCCAATCAATAGTTACCCAAGCATTTGCAATAGCCACAATAGCACCAAATATAGTTGATAGTATGTTATTTAATTTTCGCATATAAATTGAACTCCCTTAATCTTCTTCTCATTAATCCTTTACTCACTACTCCACCTGCTTTAATCCACATCATAAAGCCTACTTTAATTTTTTCAATAGTTTGACCTCCATTTATAAACTTAACCAAAGAAGACTTTGCAAACGCTCCACATCCAATATTATAACAAAGACAGAATAAAGCATCAAATTCGTTCTGTTTAAGCGGTCTAATGACATATCTCTTAATACAAGC